GGGACACGTAATAGCAGATTGCACAAAAATTTCTTCCCCAACGGCTAAATCTTTGTGCAAAATGTCAATAGACACAATATATAGTAGTTAGTCATTGCTAACATACCTATAAGAAAAATCCCTCCCTCTGCACTCGGTAGGGTAGGGGAGTACAGCAATTTTTACAATGTAAATAGCAACATATACAATTTAGTGTATGGTATAATATAGACAATGAAGAAACAAGAAAGGGGGTGCTCCAATGAAAAAAGAAGTCATGATTAAAATCACTTTTACCGATGGTGACATTACTCTTGATGGTGAGAATATCCTAGAACTGACAGAGAACGATATTATCGACAGCATCAAGATGCTTGTCAGTCTTTCAAAGACTTTTGAGTTTTTACAGATAGGAGATTTCACAAATGGAAATGCGTAAATTCATCATTGAGATACACCCCGACGGGTCGCTGACGTGCTGTGAGTATGAGGATCCTAAAGAATCCATTCGGGCCGCAACTGATCGTGCGTGGTTGGCCGGTTATCGGCAAGCACTCAAGCATTGCGACGAGCAGGTTGAGACGCTTAAGGGCTTCAAAGGGACGTGCTTGTCAGCCGATCTCATGTATCAGGGCGCGGATCACGTCCGAGATGGTGTCAGGGCCATGTACTCTTTATACGACAAGAAATGAGTCGAAACGGCCTACGGGCCGTCTACCGGGTAGCCCGTCCGGTACTGATGAGACAGGGCAGAAAGGAATCAATACCATGATGAAACGCAACAACAAAAAGGTCACCGGTAAGTCCCTTAAATCCAACATGAGCTACGTCAAGCTGCCAGAATTTGAAGGCACGGTGCAGATTGAAGATGGTGAAATGTGGCTGAAATCCGGCAAATATGATGCACCGTCTGTGTCCGTCAAGATCGACCCCGATGAGACCGTATCCGATTGGATGCGCAAAATCACCCTGCGCAATGTTGTTCTGACCGTTGAGGAAAACGACAAGGGTTATCCGGAACTTGTTATTTCCGGCCATAACGACGAAGACGACGAAGACGATGCGGGAGATGAGTGAGGAATTTATTTCTCTGCCCGATGAGTGAGGAATTTATTTCTCTGCCCGATGACGATTTGCCGTTCTAACCGGCGGCGGGGGGCGGCCTATGGCCGCCCTTATTTATTATAGGAGGCCCCATGAAAAGTAAAGATAACAGAGTATCCTTGCTTAACTGTGACGATTCTTTGATCTACCTTGCAACGGCCATTGTATATAGTGGAGTCACAACAAATGATGTAAAGTTTTTCCGCTCTGAATGGGCCAAAATCATTTTCAACGGATTGGGCATTGAAGCGAACCCTCTGGACTGGTATTATATGATCTTAGATAGAAAGGAGCGCAAGAAACATGGCAGTAGGCGCAGCTAAAGCAAGTGCAACCCTTAAATACAGTTCCGAGCTGTATACCCCCTATGCCTTGGAGTCTTGGCCAGATAATCAGATGCGCAAAGAATATACTCGACTGCGTGCCATTGCGCAGAAGCGTATTAAACGCCTATCCGCTGACCCCATTAGCGGCACAAGCGACGTTTATAAAGAATTTGCCGGAGGTTTCCCGACCCTGAAGGCAATGCGCGGAGACCGTAAAGCATTGGAGCAGGCCCTGGCGGATGTGGCGCGGTTTGTTCGTTCGAAAGGTTCCACTGTAGGCGGTGCCCGTGAGGAATTCAAGCAAAAAATGAAATTTGGTGGTATTGATGTAGCCGACGCGCCCGAGGATCAGTACACGGCACTGTCGGAATGGTGGGAGATCGTGAAAGCATCGGGCGTATACTACTATCCGTCCGACCAGCCTGTTATGTACTGGCGCGAGAAAGGCGGCTACAATGTCAGTATTGACGATTTTGTAAAGTGGCAGCAAGGTGAGGTCAACTATGGCAAAGAATGGGACTACAGTGACGGCAGCAGTTCCGCCGACCTGCGCGGAGGTTTTGGCGGAGGCTTGTAATTATAACCCTGTCCCGTGGCTCATGGAGCATTTGGACAGAAAGCACACCAAAGGCAAAAAACGCAAAACAAATAAGAAACGCTTGTACGTTAATGCCCCATGTGCATTTGATATCGAGACTAGCCGAGTATGTGTAGATGCGGACGACAATCCACACACCATAATGTATATTTGGCAGTGTCAACTTGGTCTGGATATTACCATTATTGGTAGGACGTGGGACGAGTGGCTGAACTTTACGGGAGCAATCAGCGACTATTTGCAAGCAAACAGCGGCCCGCAGGGTGACTGGTTTCTGTGTATGTACGTCCATAATCTCGCCCATGAATTCCAATATTTGTCGGGTATTTTGGATTTCGGCCCGGGCGATGTGTTTGCCAGCAAGCCCCGGCGCGTTCTGAAATGTGACAACCGCGCTATTGAATATCGGTGCAGTATGAGACACAGCAACTTGTCCCTTGATGCTTGGGGCAAGCAGCTGGGGGCCCCTCATGCCAAATTAACCGGCACACTCGATTACTCAAAAGTCCGGTATCCCTGGACTCCCTTAACGTCTACAGAATTAGCGTACTGTATCAATGATGTTAGGTGTATTGTGGAGTGCCTGTTAATCGAGATGAAGCGAGACGGTGATGACCTGTACACTCTACCATTAACGCGCACCGGATACGTCCGGCGGATGGCACGCGAAGCAATGTACGAATGGGGCATTAAACGGGTTAAGCGCCTTTTGCCGTCGTGGGAATTGTACCAGATGTTACGGGAGGCGTTCCGGGGCGGTGACACGCACGCTAACCGCTATTATGTAGGTCTCCATTTGGAGAACGTCGGCTCCGTGGATATGTCGAGTGCATACCCTGCCGTACAATGTGAATGTTATTTTCCTATGACTCCATTTAGGCAGGAACCGGCCACCGTAGGGCGTTTGATGCAATGTATGAGGCACGGCAAGGCTTGCTTGATGCGCTTGCAAGTAAAAGGTTTGCGGCAACGGTTTAAATGGTGGGGGTTCCCATATATTCCCCTTGCGAAGGTTCGGCACTGTGAAGGATACATTAACGACAATGGCCGGCTGCTGTCTGCTGAACATTTCGAGATCACCATAACCGATATAGATTTTAGAATCATTGCCAAAGAATATGATTGGGACGCTCTTAACGTGATGGACCTTTACACGTCCGATTATGGCAAACTGCCAAAGCCCTTGACGGATTGTGTAAAAGAGAGCTACACCGGCAAAACATCCCTTAAAGGTGTTCCCGGTCAAGATTTGTATTATGTTAAGGCCAAGGGTGATCTCAATAGCTATTACGGCATGACCGCGCAAGACCCCTTGCAGCTGGACACACTTTTCGACGAGGACGACCCCGACAATCTTTGGAGCGAATGCACCGACGACCCGGAGGGCAGTTATAACGAGCATCGCCCACACTTGTTTCTGCCTTACCAATGGGGCGTATGGACAACCGCTCACACCCGCAAGCGCCTAAAAATAGCGCAATGGGCCGCGGGCAAAAATGGCGTATATTGTGACACAGACAGTGTCAAGTACATGGGTAATATTGATTTAGCGGAGTTTAACAAAGCTGTGAAACAGCTTGCTAAAGACACCGGTGCTTGCGCTACAGACCCCAAAGGCAATACTCATTACATGGGCGTGTATGAGCAGGAGCGCAGCTATGCGGAGTTTATGACGTGGGGCGCCAAGAAATACGCGACTACCTATAAAAAAGGCGGGCCGATCACTACTACCATAGCAGGAGTTAGCAAACGGAAAGGCGGTTTAGAGCTGGCCCTGTGGGGTGGTTTTGAGGTATTCAAGCCCGGATTTAAGTTCTGTCTTGCCGCCGGAAATCAGGTTATTTATAATGACCGGCCCAATGTACCCGATTTTGTGGTAGACGGGCATACGGTACACATAACAAGAAACCTGTGTATTTGTGATAATACGTACACATTGGGCATTACAGACGAATACGCAAAGATACTTGGGTACAAGATTATGGAGGTTGTCTGATGATTAAACTGTACACCGATGAAGGGTGGCCGAATTTTTCCGAAAAGGATGGCATTTTGTCCACGGGGGCCCCCATTATTTTCATCTGGGGCGGACGAGGCACCGGCAAGACCTATGGGGCGCTAAAGCATGTTCACCAGACCGGCGACGAATTTCTGTATTTGCGTCGGACTCCGCAGCAAGCGGAACTTATTTGCGCTTCGCCCAGTATGTGGCCGTGGTCTCCGTTGAACGATGATTTGCAAACACATTACGCCCCGTTCAAATTGCCCAAAATAGCGGGACTGTATGAAGTGGGCAACGCAGGAGCCTACACGGATACAGGGGCACCCATAAAACCGGCCAAGATGTCGGGCGTAGTGGGTAGTGTGGTGACTCTTGCTCGCACCCGTGGTTTTTCAAGCCCCCATACCAATATAATTATCTTGGACGAATACCAGAAAGAAGAGTCCGACTATTACCGGCGGGGCGAGGGTGTGGGCCTTGCCAACATTTATGAGACGGTCAACCGTAACCGCGAATTGCAAGGGCAAAAGCCCCTGACGCTGTTGTGTATGTCAAACGCTGTTGGCATGGCGAACCCCTATTATATGCAATGGGAAATTACAGATACGGTTGAAAAGATGATCGGCAAGAAAGAGCGCGTCAAGCTGTTGGCCGATAAAGGGATTCTTTTGATTGATCTTGTGGACAGCCCTATTGCCAAAGAGAAAGCCAATACGGCCCTCTATAGGTCCATGACCGGAACGGACTTTTACAGGTCAGCTATTGAAAACCAGTACAGCGCCGAGGAGAAAAGTCTTGTTGTATCTCGGCCCCTCCGGGAATACTACCCCCTTGTTCAAATTGGGCGGTGCTGCATCTATGAGCACAAGAGTAAACCCCTCTATTATGTGTGTCGGCATCGGTCTGGCGAGATGCCCACATACGGCACTGGCGATTATGAGCGTAAACGATTTAGGGCCTCGTATGGGTATATCTGGCCCGCGTATTTGCAGAGGCAAATTGAGTTTGAGCGCTACTCAGACGAAATATTTTTCCGCGAGTATTGTGGCACTTGACTTTTTTATACGGTTAGTATATATTAAAGTTAATCCCAGGTGCCCACAGGCAGCTCCCAGAAGGAGCGGGCATGCGTCAGCCAGCGCAAGAACCTGGGATTTACTTGTACCTGGAGGGAGGTGATGCTATATGAACGTTTATGCAGTTTTGGCCGTTCTGGTGTTTATCGGCATGGATGTAGTCAGTGGTATGGTTAAAGCCTTTTCTACTACTGGTTTCGATTCCAGCGCGATGCGCCAGGGATTTTACCACAAACTCGGGGAAGTTCTGGCCGTGGGGTTGCTTGCTGCCGCTGATTTTTACTTGCCCATTGTGGGCGTCAACGTCGATGTGTCTTTCTCGGCCATCGGTTGCGCCTATTTTGTCTTGATGGAAATTGGCAGCATCATCGAGAATATCGGAATGATCAACCCTGAATTGGTGGGGCCTCTTACTAAAATTTTTGCAAAACTCAAGGGGGATTAACCAATGGGTTGTTATATCATTTTCGCCCAGTCGATCACAAACGAGCGTGCGTTTCTGCTGGCTGACCTGTGCACTCGTTTGAAAATCGGCTACTATAGCGACTGGGCAGACGTCGCTCACACGCGGCAGTATTGCGCGGTGGGCCCGCTGTCCAAAGGAGACAAAGACCAGGTCGTTAAATGCCTGGCACATGACACATACGTTGTAATGGAGGCGACAAAAGTTGAAAATCAGTGAAAAAGCGGCCCTCGCAATGGCCGGATACACCAAAGCAGAGATCGAAGCTATGGAGAAGCCCGTGCCGCAGCCAGCGCCGCAGCCAGCGCTACAGCCCGTGCCGCAGCCCGTGCCGCAGCCCGCGCCGCAGCCCGCGCCGCAGCCCGCGCCGCAGTATGACGGCCTCGAAACCCTGTTGCGGGAGATTTTGCAGGGCCAGCAGACCAGCGCCCAGGCAATGCAGACTATGACCCAGACGTTGCAGGCAAACGCGCTGGGCCTTGGTATCCAGCAGCAGCCGGCGGCAGATGCCGCTACTGTGACAGCCCGAATCATCGACCCGACCTACGGAAAGGAAGTGAAGTAACATGCCTCTTGGTATGGATTTTGCGGACATTGCCGCAATTTTGACCGAAATCAACGAAATGGCAACCGGCCAGAAAACGACGTCGCCCATCGTGGACACATCCAGCTTCGTTTCGGTGGCGCAGGCCACTCTGCTGACCGGCACCGATAACTACACTAAAGCGATCAGCCAGGTGCTGGGCCGTACCATTTTTGCTGTTCGCCCTTATGACGCGCCCCTGAAGCGCTTGCAGGTCACGGGCGACGATTGGTCTAACCATGTGCGGAAGATCAATTTCTGCGACACTGACCCCGTCACCGACAAGGCGTGGGCGCTGGTGGACGGCCAAAGCGTGGATATGTATGAAGTCCATAAGCCTAAAGTCCTTCAAACTAACTACTATGGTCAGACCAATTACAGCCGCGTGTACACGCAGGCTGATAGCCAGATGGAAGCGGCCTTCAAAGGCCCCGAGGAACTGGCGCAGTTCTGGTCCTCTTTCGTGCTGCATCTGTCGAACCAGATCGAGGCAGACCGGCGCAACTTGGCCAATAACCTGATGGCCAATCATCTGACCGGCATGACCGTGACCAGCCCCCACAGCGTTATTTATCTGCTCGATGAGTACAACGCCCAGCAGGGCACAGAACTGACCGTGCAGGACGTGTATAAGGAAGCGAACTTCCCGGGGTTCGCAAAGTACGCATATGGTCGAATCAACGATATTTCCCGCCTGATGAAAGAGCGCTCCATCAACTGGCACCAAAACTGGAAGATCGGCAGCACGACATACAACATCATGCGCCACACCCCCTATGATCGTCAGCACCTCTACCTGTACAGCGGTACGCAGAGTCAGATTGATGCCCGCGTGATTCCCGAGGTATTCCATGATAACATGCTGAAATACCGCGACGCGGAGCAGGTTACGTTCTGGCAGAACATTAACAAGCGCGAAACCATCTCCGCTACGCCTGTTGTTACCAGTGCCGCCGGTGAGGCATCCAAGAATGCAGCGGTGCAGCTTTCCAACGTATTCGGGTGCCTGCTGGATTGGGATGCAATCGGCTACACTCCGAAGCTGTCCCGCGTGGTCCCGACCCCCATGAACGCCCGCGGCCTGTACACGAACTTCTGGTATCACTACGGTTGGTCGTGGTACGATGACTTCACCGAGAACGCCGTGCTCTTCCTGATGACCATCGGAGACGTTACTGTGCCGACAGATACCCAGGCGGCAAAAGCCTCCACCCTGAAAACCACCACGTACAAGGACGCCGACCCCTCTAAGTCCTGACCGGCACCGGCGGGCCTCTGCCCGCCGGTTATTTTATAGGAGGTGCAAAATGCAAGCTATTTTTTACCAGTTTGCAAAGCGCACAAACAGCACAAAGCGGCCCAGCGGCGGTCATGAGTTTGGAATTGACCTTAAAGCCCCCTGCAACATTATCAACCCCGAAATCAAGATTGCCTCACAGAGTGACCCGACGGGATATAACTATTGCTATCTGCCTACATTTAGCCGCTACTACTGGGTTAAGAACTGGACGTATTCTGAAGGCCTATGGACTGCATCGCTGACTGTTGACACGCTGGCGAGTTATCGAGAACAAATTGGAAACTCTACAGAGTATGTGGCGAGGTCGTCGGCTCGGTTTGATGGTACAATTTCAGATGGTCTTTATCCGGCGACGGCTAAAGTGCAAAGTGTGACAACCGCTTTTCAAGGGGGGTTCGCTGAAACAATCAGCGGGGGCTTCTTTGTTATCGGCTTCATAGCTAAAAACGCGAACTCGGTTGGAGCGGTGACGTATGTAGTAATGACGCCTGGAAACACTAAAAAACTCTCCGCCAAATTACTAACCGATGTGTCGTACCTTAGTATAGACAATGCAGAGATTAGTGACAGTTTAACAAAAATACTTTTTAATCCCTATCAGTATATCGTAAGTTGTAACTACTTTCCATTCAGTATTGCCAAAATCACCGCACATTTACCGCTTGTTTCTAGTGTAGATGTTGGGTGGTGGTCGGTAGACATTCCGTGCTGGATTTTGGGAGAAGATAATAATAATTTAACAAAATCTGTAAGTGTGGCTATTCCGAAGCACCCACAAGCGGCAAGTCGTGGAGGGTATTGCAGTGCCTCCCCCTACACGGACTACACTATCTTCTTGCAGCCATTTGGAGTAATTCCCCTTGATGCCTCTAAATTGTGGGGCGCTGCAACATTATCTATACAGTATACGGTGGATCTTTTCACCGGCGACAGTATCTTGCGAGTGTTTACTGATACAAATCAGCTAGTACACGAGACAACCGCTAAACTCGGGGTACCTATTCAACTTTCAAATATTACATTTGATGTACCATCGGGCGGAGGACTGCTGCAAACGGGTATTGCTGCTGCGTTCGGAGGTCTCCAAGCAGCATTAACCGGGGGATCTTTCTCAGACGTTGGAAACGGTATTCTAAATGCTGCACAAGCAACCAATGCTGATGTTACAAGTAAGGGTGCCACTGGTTCTACAATAGCTTTTGATTCGGTACCGTATATGGTCGCTCGCTTTAAAATTCTTGTGGACGACAACAATGAGGACCACGGACGGCCCTTGTGCAAGCGGGTACAGTTGTCCACAATTCCGGGGTTCATTATGGTAGACGACCCCGATATTGCGTTGCCCGCAACAGCCGCCGAGATTGACAGCGTCAAAAGCTATATGAAAAATGGGTTCTTTTTAGAGTAGGAGGCGTATACAATGGCAGTATATAAACAGTGTATTACTGACGTGTCGCCAATCAGAGTGACAGCCGGTTATCCGGCGTACTCGGACGGCAGTCCCCACCGGGGCATTGACACAGTACACGGTAATCATAAAGCGTACGCACCCGAAGCGGGCGTTGTGGTCGTGGCTCAGCACTGGAATGGCAGCACCTCGGGCGATCAGTCCTGGGGTAATATGATCAAAGTCAGAATGGCCGACGGCACCACCTGGCGAGCCGCGCACTTTGCCTCGCAAATTTGGAACGTTGGCGACACCATTTCCAAGGGGCAGTTTATAGGCACACAGGGCAGAACCGGCAACGCTACAGGCATTCACACGCATTGGGAGTACGCCGATGCCGCCGGAAACCTGAGGGACCCGTCCAGCATTATCAGAATCCCGAATCAGGTCGGCACATGGGAAGTAGAATGGGACTCCGGCGGAGGCCCTGACCCCGGGCCTGACCCCGGGCCTGACCCCGGGCCTGACCCCGGGCCTTGGCCCACCGGTAAGTTGCCGATCTGGTTACTGTTTAAAATGTCTAAAGGAGGTCGTCTGTTATGAGCGCACCCTACAGCTATGAGCAGATTAACGCTCATGTGTCGCCGGTGACTCCCTCCGTGATGCACACCAAGGGTAACAGCTTATCCTACTATTTCCGCAAGTACCTCTTTCTTGAAGCGGTATCTATGGTCCGCTGGACGCTCCCCGACACATGGCCCAGTAACCGCTTGCAATATCTTGTTTTCGGGTCTGGCGGTGTTACGGTGTTCAATACTGACCGCTACGGCCTCGTATATGACCGAATGGGATTGACCGGCATCAACATTTTCTATAATCCCACACACTCCATCATTGCAAACCCTTTTATCAAAGGGTCCCCCTATTTGCAAATCGGGAAGCAGTGCGAGATCATCAATTTGCAGCCCGATTACCGCGGTATGGTGGATATTGTGGCCTATTATGGGGATATGATGGCCCTTGCTGCCCAGACCATCCAAAGCAATTTAATTAACAGCCGGTTGGCGTATGTGTTTGCCTCTGGTAACAAGGCCGGTGCAGAATCTTTTAAAAAGATGTTCGACCAGATCATGCAGGGCGACCCCGCCGTTTTTGTGGATTCCTCTTTGCTCAAAGCGCCCAAAAATGGGGCATCCGGGCAAGCCCCATGGATGTATTTCGCAACTGACCTCAAAGGGAACTTCATCACAAACGAACTGCTCACAGCCCTTAAAACCATTAAAGCCCTGTTCGATACTGAAGTGGGCATCCCCAATACAAATACCAGCAAGAAAGAACGGATGCTGACCGATGAAGTCAATTCTAACAACGTCGAGACTGCCGCTAAAGCGTCGCTATGGTTGGACAGCTTGCAGCGTGGTTGCGAACGAGTTCACAAGCTGTTTGGAATTGACAAAGCACAGCTATGGGTTGATTGGCGATTTCCTCCCGATACTGACGTAAAGGAGGTGAACAACAATGCACGCGACGTTGAGTTTTAACGGCCTACTGGTAGGGTACCCGGAGCTGTTCGACGACTTGAAAGTTCCTGACAGTGTCTCTAAAGAAACTGTCTGCAATCAATTATTAGTTGATACGCTGGAATTGGAAGTATTATACGCGGATGGCCCCGCTATGCGCAGAGCGCTAGGCGTCTATTCTGAAACCATGCTCCCGAGCTGGACCCGGTACGCCGAGGCGCTGGGCCTTAAATACGATGTTTTGGCATCCGATGACAGAACCAGAACCGCCGACCATGCAGGAACCAGCGGCGGCACAATCAACCGCACAAACGGCGTGAAGGGAACAACTACCCGAGCACCTAACCTGACCACCACCGGCCATAATACCGGCAGCGACAGCACCACCCGGGACGTCACGGGGTTTGACAGCGGGACATTGCAAACCGCTGAAAAGAGTACAACTGCCCTTGGAACTGGAAACACCATTACCAGCAGCGGCACGGACACAACCACCACCGATCAGACAACCACCGATAACAACATCTCAGAGTTACACGATGGCTACAAAGATACCGTGACCGAGAAGGGCCGGGCAGGGCGAGACCCGCAAGACCTTATTGCCAAAGAGTTGACCCTTGCAATGGAAAATGCAATCCATAAAATCGTCACGGACATCCGGGCGAACTTTTGTTTACTGGTATATTAAGGAGATGTGATTTATGAGTATCAATCCTATTCACAGAGCACCCTACACCAATTTCCATGATCTCAATCTTGATTGGATTATGGATAAGTTAAACGAGTTCAATACCAAACTGACGAATTTCGTCAGTCTGGCCACAATCAAGTACGCAAACCCTATTCAGTGGGACATCACAAGCCAGTATGAGGCAAATACCGTTGTTGTGGACAGCAACGGTAACGCCTATCTTTCCGTAAAGCCGGTGCCGTCCGGTGTTTCTCTGGATCGTACCGAGTTCTGGACTAAAATTGGCAATTTCGATGCACTTTGGGCCGATGTCAAAAAGGCCATTACTCCCAACGATGAGGGGCACAGCCTCACCGCGACAGCCGATAGATCTGTCAACGATCTTGTCTGGGTAAACGGGGCGCTTGTACGTGTCACAAAAGCAATGATTGCCGGTGATGCCTACGTGCCCGGCTCTAACTGCGTTAGCAGCTCCACAAATGAAGTTCTGCACTACCTTATCAATGCATTTAATGAGGGCTTGAGCGCAGAGAAAACGGCTCGGGAAAACGCCGATACCCAGCTTCAGACGGATATTGACAATGAGACACAGGCCCGGAAGGACGCCGATACCCAGCTTCAGACGGATATTGACAATGAGACACAGGCCCGGAAGGACGCCGACACCAAATTACAACAAAGCATTGACGCGGAGAAAACGGCTCGTATTGAGGCAGATAAGAAATTAGAAAAACAGATTGAGGTCAAATCCTCTGGTGCATTTGCTAACGTTAAGGACTACGGGGCATTAGGCAACGGCTTAGCGGATGATACGGAGGCAATTAAGCGTGCTATGGCATCCGGTCTTCCACTGCTGTTCCCGGATGGTACATACAATATTACACAGGACGTCACACTGACCGGTTCCTATTTTGCGTACAACGCAATGTTGATTGCGTCCGGATGTACAGTAACGATCACCGCACCGATTGCCGGTGCTAGCTGTCATTTCCGCAAAGCAAACAAAGGCACGATCAAGATGACCGATAGCGTTGTACTGGTTGACTGGTTTAACTATGAAGGCGATTTGGGGTCGGCTATCAGCGATTATCTCTTAGGTTATGAGGGTACAGTAAAGTTTGGTCGTCCTGCTACATATGCTGGACTGGGTACTGATACTACTTACGTTGTAAGTAATAATATTTATCTTCAACCGCACACAACATACGATTTGCAGGGGTGTGTTATTAAGCTCACTACTGCCAACAGCAGATTCATTTTTAACGGTAGTAATACAGCCCATGTGGAACGCACGATCTTCCACAATGGCGTTATTATCGGTGCAACAGATAATGTAGACGCGGCTTTTACTTCGGAGTATTCTGAGCGATTCTTCATTGAGGATATGTTTATAATCGGTTGCCGAAAAGTGTTAGAATGTGCGCATACTATCAATATACAGGTGCGCAATATTATACATGATATTGCACTTGCAACCTCTAAGCCTATTACAAGTTATCATTTAGTAGAGAGTTCCACGGGTGCAACTGGTATCTCCGGCAACGCCTCTTTCCGCGCAGAAAACTGCATTTCCAGCCTTGGCAGTGCTACCGGGGATCGTTGGATGTTCCTTGCCGATTCTTCCAACGATATTCGAGATATTTATATCAGCAACTGCGAATGCAGCAACTCCAATGGCATATGGATTAACGCCTCCGATACACCATCATCGGTCTGGGACATTCTGATTGATGGTTTCATTGCAGACCAGTGCCCGCAGACCGGTATTTACTTAACAAATTGTCTTTACGGCGCAGTACATATTCTAAACAGCTATAGTAACGCACCGTCATACGGCATCCGACTGGTAAAATCGACGGCTGTTATCAATACATGTCAGTTCCTTGCTACGGCATCCATGAATGGTATTTACATCGAAGGGGGGTGTAAGGCAGTTTCTATCAGTCATTGCACTTTTATTGATGTACCGCGTCCGATTCAAATCTCGGACGGCATAGGAACCATCGTGGACGATATCACGGTAACGCGCAAAACCCTGTACGGAGAAAACGCTCCAGCTGTATTTGTCGGTTCGGAGTGGTGCTTTATTACTAGGCTTTCCGGTTGGGATATTACCCCGGCTTATACTGCTGGAATTCAGTTCGGTGCAGGCAACTGTACGTTTGGATTCATCAACGGGTTTGACCCTACAAAGTATTCAAAACTGGGTGCACCTACAAACATTCAGCAAATTTCCACTGCTGCTATTTAACCACAACAACCCCCTCGATAGAGGGGGTTGTTTATTGTATATGTTGCTATTTACATTGTAAAAATTGCTGTACTCCCCTACCCTACCGAGTGCAGAGGGAGGGATTTTTCTTATAGGTATGTTAGCAATGACTAACTACTATATATTGTGTCTATTGACATTTTGCACAAAGATTTAGCCGTTGGGGAAGAAATTTTTGTGCAATCTGCTATTACGTGTCCC